AATCTCAAAATAATGTCCGTTTTTTTTAATATTATTTTCTTTTAATACTTGATAAATTGCGGTTCTGAAATTACCGATTAGTTTATAGAGGGGGTCATTTGATTTACGGTTTTTTTCGTAGTTACGTTTGTATTCTCTATGTTTATCAATATTTTTTTCCCTCCATTTTTGATGGTAATCATTTAGACGGTCTCTATTATCTTTTTGCCAATCGGAAAAATATTGTAATCGTTTTTCTCTATTTTTAAAATAATGTCGTTTATCTGATTCAGATTTTCCCCCTTTAAATTTTCTACCAGAAGGTCCAATGACTGCACCGTTTTCTTTTAGCGTCCTTAACACCACTTGTTTGGTAATATTTAATTTTTCAGATATAGATGGTGAACCTAACATCTCATCATTATATAATCTTAAAATTTCATCAACAACTGATTTTTCTAATACTATTTTCTTCATATATTATAAATACAACCATAAACTTGATTGTTTACAACTATATATAAAAAAAGGTCAGATTTCTCTGACCTTTTTTATTATTTTTTAAGATTTTGATTATCTCAATTCTCTTAAATCGAATGTACGAACACCATCAACAGTAATTCTGCCGTAAAATCTATTATTCACCATCTTTTTCGCGTATCTGGTCATAATACCTTTTATCGGTGTAAAGTTGAATGGGTTATACATTGTAGGTGTTAATTGTAGAGGAACATACGGTGCGTAAATGTAACCTGTGTCTAACAATGAAGTTCCTTTGTGTCCAATCAAAACTTGGTTTGCTGGGAAGTAAGGATCACGATAAACTTGGTAACGTCCAGACAATGTACCAACTCTTTCAATACCCATGTTGTATTGGTCTTGATCAGGAGCCGCGTTAGATACGTGGAAGTATTCTAAATCGTCAAAGATAGCAGAAACCTCAGAAGAAACAACGATCCAGTTAGCACCACCTCTCAAAGTAGATTTGTGGATTTGTGCTGACAATTGGTTAATTGCTGTAATCAAAGTTTGGTTCCAGTCTTTTTGAGTGTAAGATGTAGTAGCGTTAATTCTTCTCCATCCGTTGTAGTCCCAACGTAATTGCCATGCTGCACCTTTACGTAGGTCACGTAAGATTTCACGGTCAATTTCAGCTGCAACTTGTTCTGACAACAACGCTGTCAATTCAGCTTCAGCATCGATGTTATGGAATGCAGCAACGTCTTGTGCTAATTCAGGAGACCATTGTGCTCTTAGTTTTCTTTCTGTAACAGATACAGTTACTGACTCAAGGTCAAAAGAAACCTCACCAATTTGATCTTCAAATTCCATTTCAGCATATCTTCTATACCAAGCGATAAATGAACCACCAGAAGTACCTGAATAGATAGTAGTTCCTGTGTAACCATCTAATGATGTTGCGTCACAATCAGCACATACTGGACAAGATAAATCAACTTCAAGATAGATACATCCGTCTTGAGAACAAATATCATTGTAGTTACCACCGTTACCAGTATTAGATGGGTTAGGTGGATTACTGTTATTAAATACAGTTGGAGTGTTAGTACTTGTAGGTGTAACAATTCCTTGTCCGTAAATTTGAGTTACAACTCTAAACAATAGAGGAACAAATACAGTTTGACCGTTATAAGTACTTGTAAATACATTACAAGGTGTAGTTGATGCAGAAATTGCTGAAGTTCCATAGATTCTTAAATCAGAAAGGAAAGATTCGGTATCCATTTCATTTCCATCAGGACCGATAAGTTTTCCTGTACCAGCGTTAGCAAATCCACAAAGTTTCATAATAACTTTTCTTGTGTTACCAGAGTAAGTATCTAATGAGGTATTAACAAGTGAAGAACCTGCCCATGCTTGAACAGTAGTGTTAGCAGTTACTGCAGTCCATTTACCTTTAGAGTAATCAAACAATCCTGGAGGATCTAAACCTGCCTCATTTCCTTCATAGAACAAGTCATACAAGTCTTTTTTGTAAGGATAGTTAGCTCCTGTTCCACCTGGATAACCTGCGTTAACGTCAGTTGGTCCGTTAGGTGCTCCTATTGGTGCGTAGTGTTGACCACCAGCAGTTCCAACTCCTGTTTGAGGATATCCGTTTGCCAATTCAGAAGATGCGTTTGAATATCCTTGTATTCTTGGTACAAAGAAGAACAATTTACCGATAGGTAAGTTCATTGCTTGTACAGATACGATGTCGTTAGCCAACAATTTAGAGAATACACGTCTTACGATTGGGAAAACAACTGTTTCAAATGCTCCGTTAGAAGAACCATCTGAAGTTGCTTCGTTAATCAAGAAAGATGCTTGGTTCTCATATAATTGAGCTACGTTTTCTTTTAGGTGGCCTTTAAGACCTTCAAGGAACCCTAATTTGTCCCATTTGTTAATTGTGTCTTCTTTGATAACTTTAAGGTGTTTTAACCCGATGTTACCTACAAGACCTGATTCTAATAATGCTCCCATTTTTTTTTGGTTTTTATTATTTATTGTTTATTTATAGTTTACTCATTAAATCCTTCATTCTTAAAAATTGTGGATTTTCGTAAGTTTTTGATTCAATTAAATTTGCTGATGACCCTGTTGATACAGATTTATTCACAGTTCTTTCAATTGATTCGTTTATTGAGTTTTCTTTACTTACACCATTTCCTAATTCATTTTTAATGGCTCTGTATAGATTTTTCGATTCTTTCAAAGATTCAACATTATCAAATCTTCTTAAGATGTTTATTTTTTCTTGTTTTGTGGTTGAATGTTCAGTAAACAATCTTGTAGAATAAGCCAAGTTAGAATTAAAAACAGCAACTTCATTCAATTTCGTTCTAAACACATCAAGAGCTTTTCTGTATTCTTCATTTTTCTCTCTTAACGAGTTTACTTCATTAGATTCCGAAATTTTAAATGGATTGTATTCATAATTTCTGTTGTTTGTTCTTGCCTTTCTTAAACCACGGCTACCATTTTTAGATCCATTACCATAAGTTCTTGACGCTTCTTTTGTCTCAACTTTTTTCATAGATCTTTTTTCCATGTTTTCGCCTTCTTTATATTCGAATTTGGCTTTTCCTGTTCCCATCGCTTTAGTTCCTTTTCCAAAAGCTTCTTTTCTTTTGGAGTTAAAACCTCCATTCATATTAGGTTTTTTGTCGTAACTAAACTTAGGACCTTTTCCAATACCAACACCTTTAGTTTTAATGGCTTTTTTAACGGATTCCATAACTGAGTCAAAATCTTCATCATCCATTTCCATCATTTCCATATCATCCATTTCCATCATTTCCATATCATCCATTTCCATCATTTCCATATCATCCATTTCCATCATTTCCATGTCGTCCATTTCCATAATTTCCATGTCGTCCATTTCCATCATTTCCATGTCGTCCATTTCCATCATTTCCATGTCGTTATCCATTTCAATTTCATAGATAGTTTCTTCTACTTCAGATTCGTCATCCATTTCGATCTCATAGAGTGTTTCGTTATCAACGCCTTCCATAAACTCATCGTCCATTTCCATCATTGAATCTTCTTCTGATTCTCCTAATTGGATCATGTATTCGTTATCTCCATCAGTAAGATGAATATTTTCACCTTCTTTTTTCACAACGATTCCGTCTTCATCACCCATAGCTTTAAAAACTCTTAAAACTTCCGCATCTGACGCTCCCGTCATGTCGATAGTTTCTTCTTCGTCATCCACGTCAAGACCCATATTAACTCCCATGTCTTCATCTTCGTCGTCAATGTCATCGTCTTCGTCGTCAATGTCATCGTCCTCAACTTCAGTTTCAGTGTCGAGTTCATCTGTGTCAACCTCTTCTTCATCTTGTTCTCTAAGAGATTCTTTTACTAGTTGTCTGATTTCTTCACTCATCGTAGAATGAAGTATTCCTTTTGCATTTTCTTGTAGAGTCTCCTCCAAATTCTTGATTTGGAAAAGAGCGTCTTCTACTACATTTTTGTTGTTTGTCATACTTTTTATAAAATATTTTTCTAATAAATATCATCAAAAAGTAAAAAATTGTTTTTTTGACACAATAAAACAAAAAAAAAGGGAAAAGACTATTGTCTCTTCCCAATTTTTAAACTAAATTAAATGATTTTTTATGATTCGATAACCTCATCAATTTTACTTTCAGAAATTGAAGTGATTCTCCAATCCATCGTGTAATTTTCATAAACTTTGGTTACTTTGGCCTCAACATCGGTAGGTGAGTATCCTCTAACCAATTTTTCTTCTCTCATTTTTTTAACTTTTCCAGTTTCAGTATCAACCATATCGGTTGTAATCTTTGCGATAAAATATTTTTCGTCCATAATTTATTATTTATTCAAATAATCGGACAATCTATTCATTAAGTCAAGCGATTTTGATCCTGTTTCACCAATTTGTCTTTCGGCGTTAATTCTTTTTTCTTCGTCAAGATTTTCTTCAAAGTTTAATCTTTCTTTTGGGTCACTAAAAAGATATGCTCCTGGCGTTGATGGTGAAGATACTAAGTCAAAACAGATTAATTCAAAATCGTCTTGAACCTCATTTTGTTCTCCAACCTTTTTAAGTGATCCCACACCACGAGAAGATATACCCAACGTTACACCTTGTCTTAAATAGTTTGCGGCCAAATCACCTTTGGTTGATACAATACCTCTTTCGTGAAAACCTGGACTTGTTAATAATTTTAACTTACCTAAAAGAACTGGACCTTCCCACCATATTTCGGTAATAAGATGAGAAACTCTATCAAGGTCGATTAAAGATGATTCAGGGTGATTCAACTCAGAAAGAGAAGTTCCTTTATCAATCATTTTTTTATAATTCTCAGATTCTCTTTTAAGAATTTTTTCGGGATATATTCTTCCGTTTCTATTTGGGGTGTTATATTTTTGAAGAACAGCATAAAACTCAAATGGTTTTGAATGATCCAACATATTTTTACTTTCTCTAATCATTTGAAGATTTCTTCTTTCGTTTGGATCAATATATCCAGCGTCATATTCAACAAGAATTCCTTTTCCTGATTCTCTTGGTCCTAAAATTTTATAATTTTCCATTAAGTATTTTTATATATAAATATTAAATAGTTTCAATTTCTTTTTTTATTGGTTTTTGATTACCATTTTTTGTTAGATAACATTTGAAATATTTGTTTTTTGCCAACACATCACCATATACATTTTTGATTAAACTTTTTACATATTTTTTTAATTTTGGTGATTTGAAATCCATAGATTCTAATAAAAATAGATTAATTTCTAAATTCATAAAAGATTTCTTTTTTGGTTGAAGTCCGCTTGTTCTAAGATCTAGATCAACTATAAATTTTGTGTCGAATACTTCTTTGTTTATTTTATCTAAAACTGTGTGTTTGACTGATCTTGACATATTTAACACAACTCGATTCCAATTTTCTACCTCGTCTTTTGGTTCAACCCATGTTTGTATGTTTATAAAAATCGATTTTAGATTTTGAGAGTCTATTGTCCCATAATGAGATTTAAATGTTCGGTAACCAGTTAATTTGGTAGTTTTTCCTTTTTTCATATATTTTTTCCATATGCTAATTGTTTATTTTGTTATAATTGTAATCAATTATTATATTTATATCAAACAAGAAAAAAAATTATGTTAATTGTTGAAGTTAAAAATGGGAACATCGAAAAATCTTTAAAAAATTTAAAGGGAAAAATAATTCGTACCAAACAAAATGCTATTTTATTTGACAGAAAAGAATTTGTTAAACCATCGGTTAAAATACGGGAAGGTAAAAAGAAAGCGGTCTATATTCAGAAATTAAAATCTAATAAAGATTAAAGACTTTCGTTAAGTTGTTTTAACTTGTAAAAATTTAATTCTGTAAAAGATTCTGTTTGAATTTTTTCTAAAACTTGATTAATAGTTTTGATTGTATCAGAATCTTTTTCATTATCTTTTTGATTTGTTAATTTTTCAATTACTAAATCTTTAGTTTCATTATAATTCTCAACCAAAGTGTCTTTTGGGGTGTTCAAAATCTTTTTTAATTCTTTTCTTTCAGATTCACTCAAAGTAGAAATAAAGTTTGATATTGTTTTATTAGCAACAGACACCATAGACTTCAAGGGAACTTTAATAATATCTTTTTTTTCTATTTCAGGGTTTTTTAAACTTTCTAAAATTATTTTTTTACTTTTGATTTTGTTTTCTAAAGTTAGAACACTTGTGGAAAATAAATTATCAATTTTTTCATAATTGTTTTCACATTTTTGATGACCAACCCAAGCATTTAATTCTCTTAAGTGTAGTGGGTTAACTTTGTTGATCAAATTTTCGTAAGCCACGATTGATTCATTTATAAATTCATATGCAACGTTTTCTGAAAGTCCTTTTTTATTTGACAACTGATCATATAAGAAAAAAAGTTTTGAGATGTTTTTATTTTTCAAAACCAATTCTTCGAAAATAAAAATATTTTCTTTGAATGAATTTTTTTTATATGACTCAACAAGTTGATTTTCTATTTTTGATTTTAATTCTCCGACTTTCATTTTTTTGTTTTTATAATAAATATCAAGTTAATTTATTTATTTCATCAATATCGGTATCTGTAGTTTCTTCATCATACTCTTCTCTATCAACCATTTCACCTTCCCACCAATCATCACCAAACCAAGAAATAAAATCATTAACATCATCTTCGTCTTCAAAATAACTATTAACTTCATTTTTCCAATATTCTCTAATACTAACGTTAGCATATCTTTTAGTTATTACTTCATATGTGTGAAGTTCGGGAATTTTTATTTTTTCAGTGGCAAAATTAGGGTTTAACTTGTATAATGCCAAAATAAATCCTAAATCATCTTGATCGATTGATATACCAATATCATCAAAAATATTTCTTATTATTTTTTGATTAGCATGCGAAATTAAATCTCCATTTCGACCAAATCGATCAATATCGTCATACATTCGTTTTAGAATGAATTTAAAATTTTTTTCTGGTAATTTTTCTAATTTACTCATATCTATAAATATTAGTCACCAAGAAGTTTTGACAACTGATCGTCTAAATCACCTAAAGAACTATTAACTTTTTGAAAATCTAAAAACTCATCCTCATCAAAATCATCTTCCATTGACTCTAAAATCAATTTATTTTTATCTTTTTTGAATGACTCAGGAATTGGTGGTCCTGCCTCACCACCTTCAGGTCCTGCAGGGGGAGGAGGAGCTCCACCACCAGCATCACCACCAGCAGGAGGTGCTCCGCCACCAGAAGGTGTTCCTCCTGTTACTGGTTGATAAAGTCTATCTACGGTACTGAAAATACCTGTTTTAGTAATGATTGTTGCCGTATTATCAAGTTCAGCAGAAACCGCTCTTTCCATTCTAATTTGCAACAATTCATTTTTAATTTCATCATCAGAGAACCCAAAAATGTGTTTTTTGGCCCAAGTTGCTGATGTTGGTTGAATTGATTTAGCGATTTCACTAACCATATCTTTATACAATGTTACTTTTTCTTTCCAAACATCAATCATTAAAAGATCTGCTTGTTTTGAAGGGTTTGTAAGTTGTAATGTGAAATTTGATAATTCATCTTCAAAACCCATTAAATATAAATGGATGATTGCAATTTTATTCATTTCAGAAATTGCAGATTTTTGAATTCTATTAATTGTTCTTGCAAAACGAATATCCAATAATGATAAACTTTTACCATCACCTACAGGTTCTTCAAAACCTAAATACGCCTTAGGAATTCTAAGTGCTGTCACAAGTTTCTTTTGGATGTATTCGATATCCGCAATTTCAGATAAGTTAGTGGCTCCTGGTAATGTGTCAATTGGACTTGCTTGTGCTGTATCACGAACAGGAATAAAGTAATCTTGATCCACGGCCATTTGATTAAATCTTAAATCAACATTTCCTGTTTTTCTATCAACAACTTGATCTCTTTTGAATTTGTTGGCAACTCTTTGAACGTAAGCTTCAACATCTTTATCGTCCATGTTTCCAACAAATACTTTAAATACCCTTCTTTCAGGGGCTCTTGATGTTCTATAAATTAACATCGCATCTTCAGATAAAACTAATTGTTTCCAAATACGACGTGCTTTTTCTAACATTGACGTTCCATATGGAAGTTTTCTATCATCACCCAATAGTCTAAAATGGGCAACCTCCCAAGTATTAAACTCAGCATCCCTCGCTTTCCAAACAAATTTTAAAGCCTTTCTATTAACATTTATTGTTGCTTGAAATGTTCTAGAGTCAATCCCTCGTTCCAACCTTTCAATTTCAATATTTGGTAATTGTAAACAACCAGTTACTCCTTTTTCGTGATCTAATTTTAAATAAACAAAATTATCACCATATTTACACATATTTCTAATCCACATTGGTAGATTGGTGTTAATATCTAAAACATTAACAAATAAATCTACTAATATACTTTTGATTCTTTTTGATTCAGAATAAACTTGAAGAATATATCCATTTTGATCTGGTGTTGTTGATTCTTCAGCATAGATGTCTAAAGCTGTTGAAATCTCGGGAGTATATTCCATAGATTCATAATCATAAAATGATGCCAATCTTGTTGGTTCATAATATATCGCCTGGGTATAAAGATTGTTTTCTACTTTAGCCCAATTGGTGCTAAGATATAATGATTGTTGATTTTGTAACTTCGCCCTTTCGTATTCGGCCTTGTCTTGAGTTTTTAAAAGTTCCTTTTTGTCTAACTTATAATCTGGTTGTCCTTGACCCAATGTTGAATCGGGGCCAAATGTTTTGGATAACCTTTGCCATACCGTTAGATTTTGATTATTATTTTCCATATTAATAATTTAACTATAGATATAAATATTTCAATAGTTTTTTTAATATTAAGGTCTTGGAGCAGTAACAAAAGGAATATCAATTTTAAATTTAAATGGTGTAGTTATAGGTCCAGGTCCTCCATATGAAAATCCTGTTGTAAAGTATGATGTTGCGGGCACAACACAAGGATCAGATCCGTTGGCCCAAGATGTATTTTGAAATACCACAGAATTTCCTGAGTTTCTTATTTGTATATATACAGATTGTCCTGTAAATAAACCTATTTGACCAAATGATGTGTAAGTGTTACATTGTTGTATAGTTTGAGTATTACCTAATTTGATCCAATTCTGACCTAATGGAAAAGGTTGAGCTGGATTATAAGGCCCCACTAAATATGCATACCAAACAGCACATTGCATGGATATTTGAGGTGCTTGAACCGCAACTTCAATCGGTAAATAAGCATCATAATTTGGACTCGGTGTTGGTGTAGGTGTGTTTGTTGGTGTTGGTGTAGGTGTGTTTGTCGGTGTAGGTGTTGGTGTTGGTGTAGGTGTGTTTGTTGGCGTTACCGTTGGCGTATTTGTCGGAGTTTGTGTCGGCGTAGGTGTATTTGTTGGCGATTGTGATGGTTGAGGAGTATTAGTCGGTGTATTTGTCGGAGTTACAGATGGGGTTGGTGGAGGTGTTAAAAACGGCAATATTTGTTCCAATAAATCTCGATCAGTTGGTGCTGATTTTTTGTTTTTAAATGTGGGTTCAAAAACTTTTTGCCCATTATATTGCTGACCCGGAACAATAAGTTTTGAACCATTAGCAATTTTTCCACTTTTTTTTCTAAAATTTAATCCCATTTTTTTTATTTCATTAAACCTCCAAATAACCAACCATATTTTTGATAATCATCTCTGGTTGGTCCATTATTTTGAAATCCAGCTCTTTCCCTTAATAGATTATCGTTAGGTATTGTTGGATTAAATTGTGCTTCTTTTCCAACCGAATCATTATTTACTACAGCCCAAGAATCAATCATAGATTTGGCTTGGTCTGTTGCTTTTTCTAATTTTGAAAACGATGACTCTCCAACATAAATGGCAATGGATATTCCCATAATCAAATCGTCATGTTGTCCTTTTTGGTGATCAGGTCTTCCGTTTATATAAACAAATGTGTTCATTTCACTAAACAAACGAACACTTCTTATTTTAAATTTATGTCTAATATATTCTTCAAATGATGCAATAATCTGAACTCTTTTATTATTAAAATTTATTCCCGGTATTTTCTCACTATTTCCTTTATTTGTTGCCCAAACATTAAACGCATCGACACCATCTACATATAAGTTTCTATATCCAAGTTCTTGCATTTTTCTCACAGTTGTAATACCCATACCTCCTGTAATATCGACAACCACAAAACAATTATACATCATACCCCACTTATAAGCAACTTCTGCTAATGTATCAGGTGGAATTTTCCCAACATATTCTAAAACTTGTTCTCTATCATCAAAATCAATAATTTGAATTGTTGAATAATCTTCGCTATCACCACGAGACACGTCAACGCCCATAATGTATTTATGACCCTCAATTGGTTCTTTCCAAATCCAAAGTGAATTACCCATAAGTTTTGATATAGGGTCTTGCAAAGATTCATTTTTAATATCTTCAAGTTGTTTGTTATCAAATACGTTATCTCCCGAACCCAAGAATTCACAATTTAACTCTTGGTTAATTTTTCTTTTATCGTATTTAAGTTTTTTAACCATTTTTTCATACCACGAAGAACATGGTTTGTATCCTTGTTTGAAAAAATGTTTTAGTTCTTCATTATCTCTTTCATAAGGATCTGTATGTGAAAAAGAAATATTTTTTGAATCGTCGTATTCTTCTCGATTCAAAAGATAATGAACAAGATCATCTGTTGGAACTAAATATAAGTCCTTTGTATATCTTGGATCTCTATACCAAAACATTTCAGAAATTTTAAATTGGTTCATTCCTTTCAATGCCTGATCGTAAATGTCGTGATATATTGGGTCATACCCATTTGGTGTTGATATTACAATTACTTTACCACCCGTAGAGAGTGATGCCATACAAGCAGCCCAAAAATCACCATCGGCTTCAATAAAGGCCGCCTCATCAAAAATAAGAATTGTTGGTGTAAATCCACGAAGTGCATCTTTTGATGTTGCAACAGCCTTAACTTCAGATCCGTTATTTAATTTATAATGTCTTTGTGAATTTTTTTCAGCAGAAAATCCGGCACCAACCCAAGATGGCCATTGATCAACAAATGTTCTAATTTTATTTGACATCTCCATCGAGGTATCAAGTTTATTGGCAATTATTAGAATTTTTTCTGGTTGTGTTTTTTTTGCAAATACCAATCTTTTTGAAATCCAAGCGGCAGTTACCGTAGACACACCTGCTTGTCGATATTTTAATGCGATATTTTCCTCGTAGTCTTCATAATCCTTTAATAATGAAATTTGATCAGGAAATAATTCCAAAGGAACATATTTAGATACGGTATTATCGTATGTTTGAAGGTATGTTCTAAGAGCATATGGAGTGTCATTCATACACTTCACATACTCAATCATTACTTGTTCTTTAGTTAAACCCATATGTTATAAATATCATTTATGGGTGTTTGTTGTAAACACTACTTTTTTCCTATTGAAAACATTTTTGCGATTGGTAATTCCATTGGTGCTTCGTGAGAAAACATTGTTAATTTTTTTGGTCTACGGATAATCATAGAGTCTGATTTTTTAGATTTTTTTTTAATCGTATTAATCAAATCTTTTTTAGTCATTTTTGGTTCAATATTATTTTCAATAATATTAACAATTCTATCTTCTAAAAATTTTTGTAAATTTTCGTTTGTTTTCTTTTTTTTGTATTTAACGGTTTTTTCAGGGTGAATTTTTTCCGGCATTTTTTTGTAATCTTTCTTAGATGTCGAATCTGAAAATTCTTTTGCCATTTTACACCACTTACATTTTTTGTCTGAACACTTATTACAACGAGCCCAAAATAAACCTTGTTGAGCTTTTGATTCAAATTTTTCGTTAATCTCAGATTCTGCCATACCCATCATTGATCTATTTTCACCTGAATCATCGCCCATACCATCATCTTGCATAGATGTTTCATCATGTGGAGCTTCTTGGCCTGTATATTCTTGTGAAACGTCTTTTGAAAATACATTTTGTGATGTTACCGAATCTTCTTCGTCTTCTTTGACCTCAATATTTTGACCTTGTAGTTTTGTTGGGTCTTTTAACATTTGATTTAGTTTTGCCTTATCATCGGGTTTACTTGAATCAAAAACTTGTGTTACAACTTGTGTTTGTTCTTTATTTTCCGACTTTTTCAGTTTTTTAAACTTTTCTACTAACAAACCAACTTGTTTATTAGACATTGAACTAATGGTTCTTGAAGACAATCCATTCTCAATTAAGAATAAAATATTTTTTTTAGTTTTCATAAACAACTTTTTTTTCAAATTCTAATACTATATCTCTCTCATATAGTTTGTTTTTAACATCTTCTTCAGATTCTCCAAAATGAAAAACTAAACGTTTAACTAATGAAAAATCAATATCGTCAGTTTCAACTTCCCAACCCATAGCAATTACACCATCCATAGAATCAATTAAAGAAAATACATCTGAATTCTGAACCAAATCAAAACTTACACCTTCATTAATTAAAGTTCCAACTTTTCTTATATATTCTAAATCAGGTGGAGATGGATAACCATTTGCTGGTTTTGATTCCCAATTTTCACCAAAAACTTCCAAAGTATCGGAGAAAATAAATTCATATATATTATCTCCTTTATAGTTAGGACCTAAACCATTAATATAAATCAGTTGATTCATATAATATCACCATTTTTTGTGATTTTAGTTTCGTTCAATCCCTCTTTAAAAATTAAATTACCTTTTGTTGATAATCCTATTAATCTTGTTCTTGGGTTTTCATTAATATAAGTTAATGAAACATCCAATTGATCTCCAGATTCAGAAAGACGAATTACATTTTCCTTATTTTGTTTGTATAGTTGGTTTGTTTTTGTTTCTTTTGTTTTTTGATATTCCGTATTGTCTTCTTCGTTTAAAACAAAATATTTTGATAAAACTTTATCTACCGTAGATTCAGCGAAAGTTCCATGTTCAAATCTATCAACATTTGGATAATTTTTTCTTCCTTTTCTTCTTTCTCTATGGTATTCGTCTTGATTATCAAAATCTTCGTCATAATGATGTATCGATGATTCGGTTTTTTCTCCTTGCATGTTTCTCATTGCGACGTTAGAATACGCTCCACCCAATAAGTCTTGAAATGCGTCGGCAAAATTATCATACCCTTCAGCCATTTCAGGTTCTTGTGGTGGTTCAGGGTCAACATCTTCATTACCCATTTCAGGTTCTTCTACCTCTGTCTTTTTAATTTTGATATCCTCTTCTTCACCTTCTTCTTCAATACCTTCCAATTTGGAAATAATTTGTTCTACGTCGTCTTCATCTAAAACATCAACGTCAATTGCAGATAAAATGGAATTGATGATATATTTTATATCTTTAGCATCCATTTCTTTTTCTTCATCATAAGCTCTAATTTTTTGTGCTAATTTACCAGTTAAAATTTGAATTCTTTTTAGATCAGAAATTTTCTTTTCTTTTGGTTTTTTTTCGATATCAATTTCTTCCTCTTCACCACCCATTTCAGGCATAGGCATTGGTTCCTCTTCACCACCCATATCAGGCATCGGGGGTTCTGGCATCGGAGCTTCTCCACCCATATCAGGCATCGGAGCTTCTCCTCCCATATCGGGCATCGGGGGTTCTGGCATCGGAGATTCTCCTCCCATATCAGGTTCTGGCATCGGAGCCTCACCTCCCATATCGGGCATTGGGGGTTCTGCAGAAGGTGCGGGAGCAGGTTCAGCAACAGGAGGTGCGGGTGCAGGTTCAGTAGTTTCTGCTCCTGGTTCTTCTGTTGTTTTTGGTTTTTTAGTTTTTAGTATGAACTTTTTTTTTTGCTCACCTAAAAGCGATGTTCCTTCGTGATTTTCAAAATTAGTATTAATTTCTTTAATCATTAAATTCAATCTTTTTAACGCTTGAGAATATGATGAATAATATTTTCTTCCTTTAATGTTGTCAATATATTCAGTTTCTGACTCGTTGATAGTTCTTTTAATGATATATCCTTGTCTTTCTTTGATAATCTCGTAAGTATTACCATCGGCCAAATTAATTTTATATTCACTTGATTGAAGATCATTATTAATTTGTGGAATATTTTCTTTAAAACGAGCAATTTCCATTATTCGTTTAATTTTGTCCATTCCCTCTAATTTTTCGCTACCAATAGGTTTAATTCCTGCCATAATTATTTTTGTATTGTGAATTATTTTTTCTTAATAAATATATCAATAAATACATTTATTTTATTTTATTTTTTTTATTGTTTCATTGATAAACCTTTTTCCAAAATTTTGTGTGAAGCATCACTTAATTTTTCTAAATATCCATTCCTTCTTAAGATCTTAAACACCAAATTTTCTGAAGAATATTCCCCACCAGTTTGAAGTCCACAGGTTCTGAATTTTTTCAATTTATCTTTATATTTTGAAATTAACTCTTTGGCATCTTCAATATCTTCGTCTTCAATATTTTCTAAAACACCATCAATGCTATCCATCCATTGTTTTGCCTTTCTTTCGATTGTGTTTTTGTCAATTTTTACATTTTCTTTTTTTGGTTTGTTTTGCCAATCATCATATAATAAAGAATAAACACCACTTGAAAAATGTGCTTCATCTTCCGATTCAACATATAACTCTGTTTCATAACCAAAAATTCTTATATCGTGATTTTTGTTAAAAATTGCCTTTTTTAACATAAACAATTCTTTATATAAATCAACATGTGATGATGGGAATTGATTAAAGTTTGCAATTATGTGAATATCAAAATCAGAATATTTTGACCAATTATAATTTGCCAATGATCCTGTTAGAACAATGTCTGTTACAATAAGTTCTATTTTAAGATATTCAATAAATTGATTTGCAATCTCTAATAAACGATTTCTTACTTCGGGTTTCATTTCATATGAATTACCCTCTTTTTCCCATATTTTGGGATTTAATTCTTTTTGTGGTTCAAAACTCTTAATTAGTTCTGTAGTATTCATAACTATAAATACCTACAAATTATAGTTTATTATATGGATGACTTTTGGAAATGTTTTTATTAAAATAATTTCCTTGTGATTGGGAGGATCTGAATTCAGTATATTTTTGATGTGGGACATCACTATATTCATACCTTACTCCGTTTTTAAACTCCGCAATCATTTTTTTTGTTAATGTATCGTATTGTGTTCTTACAATATTTGATGATTGAACTTCATTTAAAATCGTAGTTCCGCTA